AGTTTTATAAACAGTCTTCTGGTTATTCATTACCGATATTGATAGAGATAACGCATGGGGTATCCGGATACATGGATCCGCTCCGGCTTGCAAACAATAGCGAGACGCTCAATTACAACGGTAACGACTATTATCCGTATCCGTTCATCTTTTCATTCCCTGCAATACTTGATAACGGGTCAATACAAAAAGGGAAAATACAAATCTGCGCAGTGGACCAACAGATTGCGCAGATCGTAAGGAGCACGAGCACACCGCCGACAGTGCGAGCAGTTGCAATGTTCTATTACAATAACGGGTCGGTAACCTTTGAGCCTGTAGCAGCCTGGGATTTTGAGATCGCTAACGTGTCGGGTAATTCTGAGGTTATATCAGCGGACTTAATTTATGAGACAAGGCTTGAATACGAATATCCTGTCGGAGAATTCAGACCAATAGATTTTCCGGGGGTGTTTTAATGGTACCGTGGGTAAACGACTATATCGGGATACCGTACAAAATTGGCGGACGAGACCGGAGCGGTTGCGATTGCTGGGGCCTCGCATGTTTAATACTCAAAGAGCGGTACGGCGCAGATATTGACAAGTACGTCTATACAGACCTTGACGCTGGATACAAACTGATAAAAAAAGAGAAAGCGCATTTTGAGAAAATAGACAGCGAGCCGATACATGGCGATCTGGTTCTGTTCAAAATTATGGGCAAGTTTTACCACGTCGGCGTTGTGGTTGGTGAACCTGATGAACGAAATATGCTGCATACTTTGATAAACCACGACAGCGCCTTAGACAGATACAACGGCCCGAAGTGGGCAAGCAGGATAGAGGGGGTATACCGTGTCATATAAAATTCTTTTGCGCAAACATCCATTTTTACAGACCTCATACGAAACGTTTGAAAAGACAGAGAAGAAAACAATTGAAAAACTTATAAAAGATTTTGATATAAAGCAGAAATACATATTTGCAATAAACGGCGTCATAAGTGACGACCTTAAATATAAGCCAAAAGATGGCGATTTGATAACGATTAAAGTATTACCAGAGGGAAGCTCTGACGAAGCAAGAAGCGCAGGAGAAAAGACAGCAGGTTGGGGCGGGGCACTGTTAGTCGTTGGTTTTATAACATCATTTTTCCTACCTCCTGTAGGTCTCGCTATCATGGGGCAGGACTTGCGGTCGGCTTTGTCGGTGCTGGAATGATGGGTATCGCCGACATGTGGGACAAACTGTCAAAGTCTGCAAACGTAACAATGACTAAAAACTTGCCGCAGATTGCAGGCTCACGAAATAGTATAAACCCGTGGGGAAAAATACCAGTAGTGCTTGGCACCCATAAAATATCGCCGTATTACGCAAGCAAGCCTTATACAAAAATATCGGGAACTGATGGCGACACTCAATATCTTTATGAGCTCTTTGCGATTGGATATAAAACGCTGTCTATTTCAGATATAAAAATCGGAGAAACACTTTTAGCGAGCAATTCCGCCGACGTAAGAAATGGCACCATCACGATTGACGGGAGTTATTCAGACGTAACACTTGAGATACGCCAAGATGGGACGCTCCCAGCAAACTGGTCAAATACGATACTTGAAGACAGTATTAGCGTACAAGCAAAATACGGGAAAGAAATTTGGCGGACTACTCCAGATAAAACAACAATGGCCGTGGTGGAAATTTATTTACCGCGTGGCCTATTTAAGTACAAAGATGATGGTGGAACAGATAATCACTCAGTAACAGTCGAGATAAAATATCGCACCGCTGGGAGCGCTACTCCATGGGCGAGCTGTCCCAGTATCGGTACGCTGAATATAACCCGCAACACAACAACAGCAATGCGGTTCCGGTTTGAGAAGACTTTAACCGCTGGAAAATATGAGATTGGAGTAAAAAGGATCTCCGCTGACGACACTATCGACAGCAAAAAGATGTCGGATACTTACTGGTCAATCATGCAAAGCTGGACAGCATCCGCCCCAGTATCTACCTCAATACTCGATAAAGTTTGTTTGCTTGCGGTAAAGATAAAAGCAACCGATCAGCTCAACGGAATAATCGATACGTTAATCCTCGTCGCAAAATCAGTGGTACGAGTAGGACCGAACTGGAATACATCAACGATAAGCAGTAACCCAGCCGATCTGTTTGTTCACGTTGCAACGCAAGCGGCAAATGCCCGACAGATACCGGATAGCAAAATGGACTGGTCAATTATAAACGCATGGCGCACAACCTGCGTAAATAAAGGCTGGACTTGTAATGCCGTAATAACAAGCGGCGAGAAACTAAAATCAATCTTGAATAAAATTGCACAAACAGGCCGGGCATCACTTAATTTGCGAGACGGTTTATATTCAGTTGTTGTTGATGAGCCGAAGGCAACGATAGTACAGCACTTCACAAACAAAAATGTAAAGAATTTTGCATGGACAAAATCATTTGCAAGGGCACCGCACGGCTTGAGGGTAAACTTCTTATCAGCCATCGATGGATATGCGTCAAGTGAACGCAAAGTATTTGATGACGGATACACTGAAGCAAATGCAAAAGAATACATGCAGCTTGATATGTGGGGTATAACCGATCCAGATCTCGCATGGAAACATGGCAGATATAGAATAGCCTGCATGAAACTACGTCCAGAGATTTACACCTTTGAAACCGACCCAGAAGGTATAATCTGTGAGCCAGGGGACTTGGTGCTTGTAAGCCACGATGCAATAAGCGTCGGACAGAAAAGCGGTAGAATTAAAAACTTGATTATAAGCGGATCAACCATTACAGGCTTTGAGCTCGACGAAATTGTCACGATGGTGACTGGAAAAAATTATGGTATAAAGATAAGAAAAAATGACGGTGCATTTGTATCATACCAAATAACAACATCCGCCGGAGACAAGACGACAGTATCACTTACATCAGCGATACCTGTATCAGGTGGACCGCAAGTAGATGATCTGTATACCTTCGGGGAATACGGGACCGAGACTTTGCGTTGTATCGTGATTGGTTACGAACCGACAAGCGATTATGGGATTAAACTGTATCTTACCGATGAGGCGCCGGGTGTACATACAGCAGATAGCTGGACAATTCCAGCTTATAACCCACTTATAACCAGGCAGGCGGAAGAGGTAACAATTGATAAGATATCAGGGAAAATAGCAGCACTTGAAAAAAGAACCGATGATACAATTGGTACACTAATCACCACTGGCGGAACGTATACCGATTATCGATTTGCGAAAAATACATCATCAACGACTCCGCCATCATATACAGCTGGTGCAGATAATCCAGGGGCAAACTGGTATGATGCCCCGCTACCAGTCTCAACAGGAGAATACCTTTGGATGATCAGCGCAGATTGGAAGTTTGGGGTACGCATTACAAACTGGTCAACACCGACAAGAATGACAGGAACGATTGGCGAGACTGGAAACTATTACGAGCTCCGCTATCAACGTTCCGCAACCCAGCCCGCTACTCCGACCGGGGACAACCCCTCTGGATGGTACACCGATCCGTTGCAAGCTATCGGCACCGACCCGTTATGGATGGTCCGTGGTTTGAAAAACGCTTCCGGGACCTTGCAAGGTACTTGGTCAACGCCAGTTAAGATTACCGGAGACAGCGGGTCATGGCCATCCGACGACGCCTTAATTGGCTATTGGTCAATGGATACCGTTGACGACTTACCAACCGACCCAGCAGGCACAGCGTTCCTGCAAAACAAATGGGACAGCTTTACGGGGTGGAACATAAGCGGCGGTACTCAGACAATAACCAATGGAATACTTAAGTTAACATCTAACAGCACAGACTTGCATATATTTAAAACTGGAATGAGTTTTAGCGGTTCAAGTAACCGTTATATCTATCTAAAGTTTAGTGGTCCGCAAAGCAGTGGCTGGGGACAGATATATTATACAACTTCTGGGCATGGTTTTTCAGCCTCATATTACAAGAACTATACTATCCCGCTTGCCGGTGGAGTAGTCCAGATTGATATGGGAACACTCACTGCCGGAGGAACAGATTGGACAAGTAACACCATAATAGGGATACGCATTGATTGCGGTAGTGTTTCCGGTGAGACTTTTGACATAGAGGCGATATACATCGGCAACGGAAATTACTTAGCCAATTCCTGTATCGATAGCGGTCTCAATAAAATAAACGGGACTGTATACTCTGCCGTAGCAAGTAAAGGGCTGGTAAACAAGGGCTTGTATTTCAACGGGGTCAATTCCCGTGTACAGCTTCCAAACATAGCGACGTTGAAACCAACGAATGCGCTTACAGTAAGCCTTTGGCACAAACTGGATGAGGTGCCGACTGCAAGAAGATATTTGATTCTATCAGGCAGAGATGTGAGCTCTGGCTATATGCTGTATTACAATAATAGCACTACATTATCTGCTAAGATATGGGGCTCTAGCGGTACTACATCATGTGCTTATGCATCTACCGTTGGCGTATGGGAGCATATTGTACTAACATACGATGCCGTGAATGGCGGCGGACTCTGGGTAAACGGAACAAAGGT